AATAATCATGTAGATGCGTAGAACCTTTTCTGGCACCCATATGGGTATCTGTAATAATTGCTATCTTCATCTATTATTATTTCGATACTGGATATTATCTTTAATTGTATTATACTCCGAACTACTCCCTGCCAATGAATTTTCATCCACCATCATCACCTCATCGAATCCTGTTCTCTCAATAATCTTTGTCTTAATATCTAATTGTTTCTTTTCTTTTTGTATTCTTCTCAGAAAAGCATAGTGGACAATTTGTGTAAAATAAGCAAATGGGTTCTTAGATTTAGCAGGATCAAAGTTATAAATGTACTGAACACAGTTCTCTATTCCATCAGATATCATATCTTCACGAAACATATAATTAACAAAATTTGGTTTATATGATAAATGAGTTGCTATCTTTAGGAAACATTCTCCAAGATAGTTCGTGATACGTGGTTTAGGTAAATCATTCTCTCTAGCATTTTCAACTTTTGATCTATAGACAATCAGTGCTTCTAAGAATTCTTTGTTATTTACATAGTGTTCTGACTTTTTCTTTGGCATAGCATTGCTATCTCCCTTACTGAATTTATTGTATCATAAAAACATTGACTTGACAAGGTACCTAATTCTATGTACAATAACCTTTGTAGAGGTTCAAGGGAAATAATAGCTATATTATTGAGATTCTTTAGGGTCTGGAGGAGGAAGTTGTTTCATATTATAGATAGTTTCTAATTTTATTCGAGCGTCGTCCACTTTACCAATCAATCCCATTTCACTGGTTACTTTAGTTTTTCCAGTAGAACTAAAAATATCTTGTTCATCGTCGTTTAGAAAATCATTGTATATATCAATTAACTTTTGATCTTTAGTTTCAGTCATAGTAATGACTTTATCTGGTTTAATTATGAATATATCTTCATTAGATAGATCCATCCAAGACTTTACTTTTATGTAAGAAGTTCCATCTGGTGCAAATTGTACCTTCATGATTAGAGGACTTTGTGCAATAATTATAGCTTCATCTCCTGTCTCATCAATATTAATCAATGAGATAATTTCTTCTCCAGAAACTAATTTTAATATGCAGTAGAACTCTTCTCCCATTATTTTTTTAGAGGTATGTTTACAATATCATAATTGAACTTTTCTTCGTTATAAATCTTAATCCTTTCAATTAAGTGATTAAGTGTGTAATTTTTCCTGGATTTGAAGGAAATGTCGTCAGCGATATCATATAGAGTTGCTTTGGTCTTGTTGCTCCCCTTTCTAAGAATCCTACCAATTGATTGTAGATTCCGTATTCGTGATTTGGAAGGAGAAGCAAAAATGACATTATGCAAATTCTTAATGTTGATACCTGTACTAAATGTTCCGTATGATGCTACTATTATAGCATTATTTTCATTTTCTGTAATGGAACGGACTTTTTCCCGATCTTCTGTATCTACACCGCCATGAACAAAGAAAACATGACGTTGTTCTAGACTATTACTATTTATTAAATTATATAAAGGTTCTCCGTGTCCCTCAACTCTGGCAAATAATATTAAAGTATTACCTTTTAAATCCAGTGCTAAGTTACGAATGAACTTGTTTCTCCTATCGTGGTTAATTATATACTGTATTTCATCTTCAAAGGTTTCAAATTTATTCGGTGGGTGTTTCAATAGAAGCACATTAATATCTAATGTAGCAACATGCCCTTTTTTCATGAGTTCATCTGTCTTAATAATTTTATATGAAGGACCAAATAAACCTTCTAAAACCCATTTATGGGTTTGCGTTCCATCAAGAGTTCCTGTGAAACCGTAACGAAATTTGGCATCAGCAAGTTTTGTCATTATAGATATTAATGATTTTGATTTAAACTGGTGAGCTTCATCCCCAATTACCACAGAGAATCTCTCAAAATACTTTCTGGGGAGTTTGTAAATTGATTGCCAAGTAGTAATAATGACTTGAGAGTTTGTCTCTCTTTCTTTACCTGCGTATATCTTGTGACAAAATGAACCTACGTCCCAGCCATAGTCTGCAAAATCTTTATACATCTGTTCTACTAGGGAAGTCGTCGGAACGACTATCAGAGTATTTTGCTTGCGTTCAACAAAATATCGAACAATCGAATATATCATCAGAGACTTTCCCGATGCAGTTGGGGATATCAACAACTTTCTATTATGCCTTAGAGCGTCGTATACTCCCTCTACTTGGTAAGAACGTGGAGAATACTTGCAAATAGCATTCATATAATCTTTAACACCTTCTAATGAAATCTGCTCATTCACTTCAAAGGGTAGACCATAGTGTTTATTGTTAACAAAATCATAAGTATAGTTATGATCTGCACAGAATTGTATTACTTTATCTAATAGTCCGACGTATATTTGCTGAGTTTGTGTATTAAATAATCTTATCTTTCCGTCCCAATATCTGTTTTTATATGCAGGTGAAAATTTTGCACCTGGTACTTCAAAAGTAAACTGATCTGCCAATTCATAATATACATGAGGTTCTGATTGTATCGTAAGATACACCTCATTCTTCTTTGATATAACCAAATTTGACATTATGTTAGTGCATGCTAAAATTATTTAGCATCCTAAATATGGTAGTTTTTTATAGAAATATGATTGATACTGAGGTTAAAGTTACTATCAACCTAACCAAATTAGTTGAGGAAAGAATTAAAAAAATGTGTGCTTATCGTGATTTTGCTGATAAAGCAATTATGGGAACACTTATCTCATCAAGTGGTATTGATGAAATTGCTGTCAAAGGTCGTTCTCGTATTGATTTAAGTGCTACTTATGATGCTATTGATGATCTTATTTGCGAACATTTAGGTGTTAGAAAAACAACTCTAAATGATATGGTGTTTGGGGAAAGACGAGCAAATACCATGTAATTACATACCTGCTTGGAATCTATTCCATTCAATGGCATTTTTAATTTGATATGTACGATTAGATACTGCCCTTATAATCTCTTCTAAGAACTTTAGAGTAGTATCGTAGTATTTTACTTTAAGAGTTATCTTTGTCAGTCTCTCATCTGCTTCCATATACTTTTGCAGTGCTTCTTTTTCTCTGATCTTATATGGAAATGGTTCTTCTGCATAAACCTCTGCAGGTGCTTTACCAGTATAATATCTGTATCTTTCTAAACTTACTTCACTTTGAGTTGTTCTTGCTTTTTCTCGCATCAAAGTAATTGTATTATAAAGAGTATAATACTTCGAGTGTAATTGAGGAATTTTTAATGATTCATCATGTAAATTATCAGGATCTATGCGAGAGTCTTTTTCCCACATTTCCTGAATCTTATCAAGATCCATAATAAAGATTATTTAATTAAAGTTCTTTGCCAAACATATCGTTGATCTCAAATATAGTATAGCGGAAAGTTGCCTCTGCTGTAAAGTACTGTATATCAGTATCAGATACATCAAATGTTAAACTACTTAATGAGACTGGAAATAAATCAACAAACTTAACTTGTATGATGGGTTGGAAGTTACTACTCAAAACTTGAAGAGTGCCATCGCTAAATGCTTCCTTCGGGTCTCTTTGCCCATCAGAGTCTGTAATTAATTTTTGATAGTCTTCAGTGGTTGCTGCAAAACCAAGTCTTTTCAACCATTTATGAAGTATAGAATAGTTCTCCATATTTTCATCCACAAGAAAAGATAAGGAAAAATCCCCATAAGTTAACTTTTCTCCTGGTATATCAAGATCTTTTAAATATGTTGGTTGGATTTGAGTTGCTAAACTTAAATCTGGTATATTAGCAGATTGTGATATAAAATCTACTTTAGGATGTTTTCCCAAAACAAATTTAAATCCAACTGGAGATAGAAAATTTCTATTCTGTATTTGTCTATCAAATGCAGTTGCCATTATTAGTCGATAATAATATCAAACCATTGTTGACTCATTCCTTTAATGATACTATCTGCAGAATCTTTATCATCTGCGTATCCTTCTTTTATTAAATGATCAACAACAGACTCGTACTGTTTTTTAATTTCTGATGCTTCTCTAGGTGTAGGTTTCATTTT